TGTGTGAACTTTGATAACACAGACATTGGTAGAGAATTATCCATAGTAAGTGAACAGACCAAGACAAGACTTTCACAAGCTATGAATAACATAAAGCTAGACGATAAAGAGCCAGAACTTGTAGTTGTTAATGCAAGTACAAGTGGCTTCTCTCTAGTGAATTAGGATTGTTGGGGGTATGGTAGTCATATCTGTAAAACCCCCAACAACGATATTCCATAGATATGTGGATAGAGAAAGTAAATAAGAGATGCCTAGGTCTAGACTAAGGGATAAGCACGCAAGCTGACTAACCTTATTTACTTTCTCGCTTGTTGCTTGGAGCTTGGAGCTTGTAGCTTGAACTGATGGGGGGTTGCCCTCCGAAGAGGGCGTGTGTTAATCAATGAATTGTTTTGCAATGTATAAGAATGACAGACCACACAATGCAAGTCCGAAGAGGGCGTGACCTGCGACTGCCATCAGTATCCCACAGATATTTAAAAGTATAACTGGTATAATAAATCCCATTGTATTTTCCTTTCTATTAATTTCCCACATATTAACCCTATTTGCGACCAGATGTCAAACACTTTAGGGGTCCCTAAAGAAACAGGGGTATATAAATCTAAGGGGCGGGGGTACACCAGATTTAGTATAAAGGGGTCCCAATAGTTACCATATATAGCCTTGTTTCATAAATAGATACGTGCTAAATTCATTTTCACTCAAAAAGGGAAGTGCAAAAATTATAATAAATTTTTTTTCAAATGCTTACTCCAGATCAGATAGAACAATTACCTGCAGATACTAAAAAGGAATATTTAAAAGCAGCATTACTGCTTGATCAAAAGAAAAAAGACCAATCTGTTAGAGATGACTTTTTATCTTTTGTAAAATATATGTGGCCTGAATTTATTGAAGGTGAACATCATAAAATTATGTCAGAAAAATTTAATCGCGTTGCAAGCGGCGAGCTCAAGCGATTAATTATTAATATGGCACCTAGACATACAAAATCAGAATTTGCATCAAACTTTTTACCTGCATGGATGATTGGTAATAATCCTAATTTAAAAATTATCCAAGCAACAAATAATGCAGAACTTGCAGTTCGTTTTGGTAGGAAAGCAAAAACATTAATTGACCAAGAAGATTATCAGAAAGTATTTAACACAAGATTACGAGAAGACTCACAAGCAGCAGGTAAATGGGAAACAGAACAAGGTGGTGAATACTATGCAGCCGGTGTTGGTGGATCGATAACTGGTCGTGGTGCGGATCTACTTATCATTGACGACCCACATTCTGAACAAGATGCAATGAACCCCGCTTCGTACGACAGGGTTTACGAATGGTATACATCAGGTCCTAGACAACGTTTGCAACCAGGAGGTAGGATAATTGTTGTGATGACTCGATGGTCAGTTGCTGACCTGACAGGTAAGCTAATGAAAGCACAAAAAGAACCAAAGTCAGACCAGTGGGAAGTGATCGAGTTCCCCGCAATATTACCATCAGGCAAACCAGTATGGCCAGGATACTGGAAACTAGAAGAATTAGAAGCGGTGAAAGCATCCGTGAGTGTACTAAAATGGAATGCACAGTACCAGCAAAACCCGACAGCAGCTGAAGGATCTATTATCAAAAGAGAGTGGTGGAAGAAATGGCCAAAGGACAAACTCCCACCATTGCAACATGTAATACAATCTTATGATACTGCATTTATGAAGAAAGAAACCGCCGACTACAGCGCCATATCTACGTGGGGCGTGTTTCAACCAAACGAGGACAGCGGACCTGCGCTTATTCTTCTTGATGTAATTAAGGATAGGTATGAGTTCCCTGATCTTAGAAAAATAGCAAAAGAGCAGTTTGACTACTGGAAGCCAGAAACTGTTATAATTGAAGCAAAAGCGTCTGGACTACCTTTGACCTATGAATTACGTAAGATGGGTATACCAGTTATTAACTTTACACCTAGCAAGGGAAATGATAAACATACTAGAGTGAACTCTGTTGCTCCGTTATTTGAGTCAGGTATGATTTGGTATCCGGATCGCAAGTTTGCTGATGAAATGATTGAGGAATGCGCTGCATTCCCATTAGGCGAACACGATGACCTAGTGGACAGCATGACTCAAGCAGTAATGAGATTTAGACAAGGTGGTTTCGTTGAACACCCCGAAGATTACGAGGACGAGGAACTTCCTGAACGTAAGAGGACATATTACTAATGAGTATGAGATACTTTAATCTATTTTTGAAAAACATGAGGAGTACGGGTCGGTCCGTATCAAATCCTTCTGAGATTAGAGATTTTAAACAAGCAATAGCAGAATATTTTAACAGTGGTTATTTACCAGATGATCCAAAACGAATTGTAGCAACCGACAACCTAGATGTTATTGCGAGAGATTTAGATCCACTTCTTGAAACACAACACAAACAAGGTTTCCTTACACCTGAACTTACAGAAGAGATTGGAATTATTTATGATGACATAAGAGAAGCCCGATCACCGATGCAAAAACAAATGGACGAAGATTATGACTTCAATCAATACGGTGGTGTTGATGTTGATCTTGTTCAAGACATTCCAAATGAAATGTTTAGAAATAATTTAATTAATACATTTGGAGAAGCTGAAGTTAAAGCTGCAGTTGCAATTAAGAAAAAGGGTGGACTGTCAGGTGGGGGGTTTGGACTTAAAGAAAGTGATACGTTTGAAGATGAACTAGTTTGGTTATTGGAAGGTAGAAACCATCCAGAACATCCAATGCTGTATGTAAAAGAAGATGGTGCGTCATCAAAATATCTTGGACCAAAAAGCACTCCGCCATCAACCGGTGGAGGTGTTACGAACATCGGTGTACAGAACAATGATGCTGCAATGAACCGTTTAAAAGAAATGGTTGAACAACACAAAGATAATCCGTTTTTACTTGGGCCGTTTAGAGATGCTGTTGCAAGTGGTGACAAGTTTGGAATCTTTAATGATGAACAAAGAAAAGCAGCGATTTCTTACATAGACTCTGTTTTACAACCTCAGCTTTACAAAGCTCCTGAAGAAACATTACTTGATAAAGAGATTAAAAGACGTGAGGGAATTGAAAACGTAGATCAGTCTTTAGATAATATAACAGGGGATCTTGGAAAAATTAATAAAATGAAATCAGAAAGAAACAAAATATTAAGTGATGCAGTGGAAGAGATTGATACACAAAAAACAGACGATTACATGACGGATAAGTTTATAGAAGATACGATTTCAAAATATGAAAGAGACACAAAAATAGGAGATGCTGTATCCATGGAAATCGCTGAAGCAAAGATGGCAATGGAAAAAGCTGTGGCTGAAGGACGGATGGAAGAAGCAGAAGTGATTGCTAATGAACTTCGACGCATGAGTCAAAAACTAGAAGACGGAATGTATGAAGATAATATTCCAACGGACATGGCCAACATACTAGGTAAACCTGAAATGGAAAAAGGTGGTCGTGTAGGTTTAGATAGTGGTGGTAACCCACTTGATAAAATGAAAATGGGTCGTAGAGGATTCTTAGGTTTGATGGGATCGGGGCTCGCGGCTTTGGCTACAGGTGGAAAAGGATTGTTTACAAAATCTGCAACAACAGCAGCTGCAACAGCTCCAGCTATGACAGCAAGCGGTATGCCAGCATGGTTTCCATTACTAGTAGATAAAATTAGAACTAACGGAACAGCTAGACCTGCTACTTATGCTGAAGTAAAGGGCGGTGAACCAAATATCGTAGTTTATGAATTAAAGGATCCAGATATAAGTATTGAACCAATTCGTTTAGAAGAAAACGTAGATACAGGAATGATAGAAATTTCTGGTAGAGGAAATGAATCACAATTAGTTACTATGACATATTACGCTCCTGAAACGGCGATAAACGCAAGAACTGGACAGCTATCAGGTCAAAAAGAAGGAACGTTTGTTGTTGACGAAATGACAAAACACCCAGAACAAGGATGGATAGAAACTGGTGCTGAAGATTATGGTTCATTAAAAGGTGGTGTAGAAAATTGGGAAGCTGCTGTTAAAACAGGTGCACAAAAAACAGAAGAACGAGTAGCAGACTTTATAACCAACCAAAGAGGAAAACCAGAACCGTTTGACCCTGAAGGAACATTTGCAAAAGGTGGTATGGTTGGATTAGGTACAAAATTTAAGGAGAAACAATCATGGCTATAGACAAACCAGCAAACTTTGCAAGACCTAGAACAAAGATGCAATTGCCAGGCAAAGCTGCTCAAGCAGAAGCGCAAATGGCTATGATGCAACAGCATCAAAACCAACAACCAGTAGAAATAACACAACTAGAAGATGGTGGAGCAGAAATAGATTTTGATCCATCTGCTTTAAACCAACCTGGTGGACAAATGCATGACGGCAATCTTGCTGATATTATAGATGAACATACTTTGCACAAAGTTAGTGATGATCTTTTAAAAATATACGACGACTGTAAATCTTCACGACAAGATTGGGAAAACACATACACAAAAGGTATGGACCTTCTTGGTTTTAAGTACGAAGATAGAGCAGAACCATTTAGAGGGGCGTCCGGTGCCACCCACCCAGTTTTAGCAGAAGCAGTCACACAGTTTCAGTCTTTAGCTTATAAAGAGTTACTTCCTGCTGATGGTCCAGTTAGAACACAGATTGTTGGAGTCGTTACACCAGAAAAAGAAGACCAAGCTGATCGTGTTAAAGATTTTATGAACTATCAAGTTATGGTTAACATGAAAGAGTACGAACCAGAGTTTGACCAAATGTTATTTAACTTACCACTATCAGGTTCTACATTTAAAAAAGTTTATTACGACTCACTACTAGGTCGTTGTGTTTCTAAGTTTGTACCAGCAGAAGATTTGTATGTTCCGTATACTTCAACAAGTTTAGATGACACTGATGTTATTATTCACAAGATAAGAATGTCAGGTAATGATTTATTAAAACAACAATTGTCAGGTTTTTATTCTGACATAGAGGTTGAAGAAAATCATAATGCAGATGAAGTTACAGATAAGAAAGATCAACTTAGTGGAGTTGATCCTATAGAAGATGAAATTTATTCTGTTTTAGAATTTCACACTAATTTAGATTTACCAGGTTTTGAGGAAGTTGGTCCAGAAGGAGAACCTTCAGGATTAAAAGTTCCTTATTTAGTTTCTATTGATGAAGGCTCAGGTAGAGTTTTATCTATTCGTAGAAACTACGACGCACAAGATCCTTTGAAAAAGAAAAAGGATTATTTTGTTCACTTTAAATTTTTACCAGGACTCGGGTTTTATGGATTCGGCCTTATCCACATGATAGGCGGTTTATCACGAACTGCCACCGCAGCACTAAGACAACTCTTAGATGCCGGCACCTTGGCTAATCTCCCGGCCGGATTTAAACAAAGAGGCATCCGCGTCAGAGACGAAGCTCAACCGTTGCAGCCGGGCGAGTTTCGTGATGTAGATGCACCTGGTGGAAATTTAAGTGACGCGTTTATGCCGTTACCATTTAAAGGTCCCAATCCTACATTGTTACAACTATTAGATTTTGTCGTAGGCGCTGGTCAACGTTTCGCGTCTATTGCTGATTTACAAGTTGGTGATGGTAATCAAAGTGCAGCGGTTGGAACGACCGTCTCATTATTGGAGCGCGGATCGCGGGTTATGTCTGCTATTCACAAAAGATTATATGCGGCAATGAAATGTGAGTTTATGTTATTGTCAAAATGCTTTGCAACTTATTTACCTCCACAATATCCGTATGACGTTATTGGTGGTCAGAATCAAATTTTTGCAAGAGACTTTGACGATAGAATAGATATTATTCCTGTTGCTGATCCAAACATTTTCTCTCAAACACAAAGAATTAGTATTGCACAAGCAGAGTTACAACTAGCTATGTCTAATCCAAAAATGCATAATCTTTATGAAGCTTATAGAAACATGTATGAAGCATTAGGTGTAAAAAACGTTAACACCGTTCTTCCACCACCTAAAAAACCAACTCCAATGGATCCAGCTATGGAAAACATGCAAGCAATGGCCGGAAAACCATTTCAAGCATTCCCAGGGCAAGACCATCAAGCTCACATGGATGCACATTTGACGTTTATGGGCACCTTTATGGCTCGAAATAACCCAAATGCACTTGCATTATTGCAAAAAAACTGCATGGAACACATAACTTTGATGGCTCAAGAGCAAATTGCAATGGAATTTGAGGAAGAAATGGCTCAATTACAGCAAATGCAACAAATTGTACAACAAGCAGGGCCTCAAGGGGCTCAAAATCCGCAAATTTTGCAAATGAATCAGCAAATTCAGCAACAAACAGGTAAAATTGAGTCCAGAAAAGCACAATTGATCGCTTCACACCTTAATGAGTACGTTGAAGAAGAGAAAAAAGTGCTAAACCAGCTTGATAACGACCCATTATTGCGTCTGAAGTCAGATGAAGTCCAAATTAAAGCTCAAGAACAACAAAGAAAACAAGATGAAGGCGAAGAAAAAGCAAATATGGAAATGTTGAAGCTTGTTACAGGTAAAAGTCAGTTTGACGAAAAATTACAGCAAGATGATGAGCACCAAAAACTTAGAGCGGCTGTTACTCTTGCAAAAGACGGAATAAAACAAATGCAAGTCGTATCTAAGGAGAAAAAGTGAGTTTAGCCCATTTAACAAAACGAGATAAGCAAACTTACGGGATGCGTGACAATTTAGTGTCAGGTATTCCTAGAGCATATGGACTAGGTGAACATAGAGTTGAATTAGCATACATCACTCCAGAAGAAGCAAAGCTACTTGAAAAATTAGATTTATACGACAGTAATCCTCCACACGACGGGCCAAAAGGCATTCCTAACTATAATGATGGTTGGGGAGGTGGTCCTGGTCAAGGAGACGCTGAAGCTGGTGGTAACCCAGGAGGTACTCGAGGTGACAGAGATGCTTTTGGAGCAAACAACCAACACGCTTTCGGTGCTACACAAGTTGCTCATTCAACACCTTCACTTGGAATACAAACTACACCAACCTACGGAAACGTTACTCAATCTTTTATGGACATGCAACAAGACCAATATGGTGGGTATGTCAACCATAGTGGTGGAGTAGTAACTGATCAGTATGGAATGGCAGTTCATAGTGGAATTGGTCCTGTATCAGGAAGAGAAGAGAACGAACAAGGTTATCGTGGTCCACACACAATAGACTACATGCAAATGTCACAAGATTATGCTGATAATGTGTTGGCAACAACATACGACCTAACAAAACCTGTACAAAAACAATTGTATGACGCGATGAAAACTAAGTTATCAATGGTTAATCCTGAAAGTATTACACACGCACAAATGTCCCAATATGCAAAATCTATTGGTGTACCACTAGGAGATCTACAACAGGCATTTAATGAAACTTCTTTAAAAGGCATGATGGCATATGGACTAAACCAACAATCCGTTGCAGCCCAAGCGAAATCTGTAATGGACGGTTTTGCAAACCTTGGTCAAGCAATGTATGGTGTTCCTGACGATGCTACAGCAGAAGATTATGGATATGCTATCGGGAAAACAGCTATGGCTGGTCTTACAGCTTCTGATCTTTATGGGTTAACTCAACAATATGGAGTTGAACCAGTTGCTAAAGCTTTAGGTGCAGTAGGAACACAAGGAACAATAGGTTATCAATTAGCACGAGCTTTTATGGGACAACCGGCTTATGGTATGGATTCTGCAAACTACAGTAATGAACTTGGAATGACTGTAACAGAAGCTATAGCAGAAGGTTTAATTGATGCTAAAGACGTTATGAAAACAGATGACGAAGGAACCATACAAGGATCTGTGGGTTTTGGAATTACAAATAGTGGACTTGCTCAAGCTTTAGGTGTTAATCAAAGTTACAAAGGAGCGTATGTTGATCCACAAAAAGCACAATCATTGGGCTTTTCATATGCAGGTCCTACACAAGGAATGAACCCGGATCAGTTTGGTCAAGTGTCAGGAATGTTGTCAAACCCTTATGGACAATACGGAGAATATGGTGTGGGCCTAATGCAAAATGTAGCAGACACCGCGGCAAACCGAGGAGATAACACAAATGATGCAGAAACCATGGCGTATTTAAATGATACACAAAATACACAACAAGGTTCATCAGGAGACGAAGGAACAGGAGCTTCTTGGTTACAAGGAACTGAAGTTCCGGTAGATACATCTAATTTTGATGCTATACAGATGCAAGTTTTTAATCAAATGAAGAGTTATGGTTATAGTGATGAATACGCATATCAATACGCAAACATGATTGTATAATGAAAAAAGAAAAGAAAATCAGTAAGGTTATGCGTGAGTTTAAAAATAAAAAATTAAATATTGGCAAATCTAAGAAAAAGGTTAAGAATAAGAAGCAAGCCATAGCTATCGCGCTTAGCGAAGCAGGTGTAAATAAGAAGAGGAGGACAACATGATCCAAAACTTAAAAGATAAAATTATAGACAAGTGGACTGAGATGGGTTGGAAAACCAAAGTCATCGGTGCCGCTATCATCGTCATAATTCTAATAGGAATAATCACATAATCATATGATACTTGACATTGTCAAATTAGCAGTCGGCGCTGGCACACATATAATGAGTAACAGACAGAAGCGCAAAATGCTCGAGTCAGATGCTGCAATGTTGCATGCACAAAAAATGGCAAACGGC